GTTGACCAAGGTTCAGTAGGCATACTCTCACCTTACCTTATCTTACCCTAGATGGTAATCGTGAAGCTGTTAATCGTAAACGGAGATCCCACAGCCACCAGTGTCGTAAACACATTCAGGTCTGCCCCCGAGGTCCCTACTGAAAAATCAAACCTCACCGCAGCAGCATTCACACCTTGTACCACAGTGTTAGCATAGAACCTGCCCCAGCCGATGTTCCCCTGCGCCAGACACGCATTTGTCTTCCATGTTTCACCAGCTTTAATTCCCATACTCCCATTCGCTGGAGTATCAAACTCCAAGCCATTCGTAGCCACGCCAGACGTAAACGCTCCACCTGCCTGCGTAATAATCGCCAGCAATGTCCCTGTCTCTGCTGCGTCTGCACTCGCGGGTTGCCCACCAGTATACAGATAAATAACTCCATCCGTAAAAGCAGTCTTAATCGCCGCAAGAATTGCATTCCGATACGCTACAGATCTTCTTTCAGCCATTTCTTATCCCCTATTCTGTCGTTAAGACAACTCGTTCATTAATCCTCAGTGCCGCACCCCGAACCCCAACAAAGTCCTCAGGTGCAATCCTATCTTCAGTCAAATTCTTAAACTGCCCATTGTTCCCGGCCCAGCAAATTCCCCTCTCACTCAAAAACACATACCCTTCACCCACTAAGCCGTATTGCAAATCCAAGCGCATCAGCGACGCCGGGACATTTACTTCAGTACAACAAAACTCCTTAACCCCATACGCAATCCTTTTCTTCACCTCCCATTCCCTTGGATTAGTCCCATCAAGAAATACAACCTCATTCCTCGTACCAACCCAAGCACCACCTTCCACCGCTTTAATCATCAACACCTTATCAGTAAAGTCAACAAACCTACCCATCAATTCAAACTGATTAAATGCAAACTCCTGACTAATCCACAAAACACTCCCTTCCGCGGCCAGCATATACCCACCCATCACTGTCATATGTACAGCATTCGGTGGGCCAGACACCTCAGTATCCGAGTAATGTGATATAACCTCCGCCGGCAACTCCCAGGCAACGCTCACACCACCTTCAACAATCCCTCGATCTACTCCGTTCCCGTAATATATCTTATCATTAACTCCGCAGTATCCCATACGAAGTCCAGAAGCAAGGCCACTACGCAGACCTGTAAGAGTATAATCACCGTTAACTCTATATAACGACGCGCTTTCTCCAAGCTCCTTAACACAAAGCACAACTCCTTTGTACCCAAAGCCACTATGGAAACTCCCAGCCTGTACCAACTCCACAGACCTTCTAGAGGATATAACTCTCCCACCTGCCTCAACATCAACATTAACTGCTTTCTGCAGAGAAACAACTCCTTTCTCAGCATCAAACACTAATGCATCTGGCGGTGACAAAGTATCTAATCCACTCGTTGCTTTAAACAATACAACTGGAGTTCCCATTAGTCCTCCCAACTCATCAGACAATGACGTCTACTCCTAGCTACATGCTCCCGCAGTTTCTGCACAGCATTTTCGTACATGCTAAGATAATGAGCAGTATTTACCTTACTCCCTTCTTGCTCATCTTCCTCGACCTCCCAGATCCTGTACGCGGCCCAGCATACACCGATCCCATTATGCAGACTGCTTGGAAAATCACTCGGTACATCAACATCCGCTGAGAGCACCGCCGGATTCTGTAAGTACAGTACATTCAATATCTGCGCTGCAGTCGGTATAGGCTGATACCATAAATTATGCCCTTCCAGTGCCACGTATTCAACTTCTTCACCAGTCTCATCCATCCCTGGGTACAGATCCATCAACTCTTCCAGTGACTTCAGAACCGTTATAGCATCAGTGGAACCTACCCGCCGCAACCTTCCACTGAACCCACCGTCCAAAGCGGTCAACGATACATATGCTGCATTAGTCACAGTCTGTACAGTATCAATTCTTTTCAGCCCTGGCAGAACAACTTCCATCGCAGCGTTAGCAAAACCTTCATTAATCAGTGTATTCAACTCAGTGTCTGTCTTGCTTATCCCCAGGCATACTGCCTGAACTGCTGTTCTCATAGCAAGTAAATCCATGTAATCTCCTTTACCATCTAACAGTAATCCTAAACAGTTGCCTGGGGAGCTTTGCCTGTATAGCTAATTCATCCGGCACACTGTACCATCTATTACACCTTACCTCTACTGTGTCCCAGAGATCTTCAAAAAACTTTCATCATCGCTCTCTTTGCAATACACCGCGAGAGCACTCTCTGTGCCGAGCTTATACGCCGACCAGTACTTACTTGCCTCAGATCCATCAAAAGCCTCATTAAGACAAGCAACAGACAAGGCATAACCAGCAGCCGCATCTTGGCATATAGCAGCTCTTTTTTCAGCTGGTGTACTTTCCCGATTCAGGCGCAACATAGCGCAACTACTTGCAAACCACATGCACCAGGCCAGTAAAAACGCATAAAGCAATACTCTCATGCCAACTCCAAGGAAACGGCGGGAGAATGCCAAAAAAGAACATTCTCCCGTTTTGGTTAATATCCAGGAATTTCAGTGAGCAGTACGTGGAGACGCGCAGCACCGGCAGCGATGGTACCTGCATTGGCCATAGCTGCGTAGATTACTGGGACGTCAGTTGCGGCGCCAGTGAGGACGTACGGGGCTGCGTGGGTTCCGGCAGCCTTGGCCGTAAGCCAGTCGCTGGTGTTTGCAGTTGTTGACGCATACCATCCGGCGGTGCCGACTGTGATGTCTGCAGTGAGGAGGTATTCATCAGCATCGACGATCGTGATATCTCCGCCGGTAGTGATAGCGTTGGTAGCAATGGTGCCCGAGCCGATGGTGATAGTGGTATTGGCAGTGAATGCAGTGACGACTTGAAGGACGACTTGTTCGATATAAAACTCTTTGACTTTGGGGAAGGAGAAGAGAATAGCTCCCTTGTCCTCGCAGTCGGGGCCAGCCATAAGGCCAGAAGAGATCCAGTACGGATTGAGCCAGACATGATTTCTTTCATCAGTACGGCGATAGTCAATTGCTGTAATAGTAGCCATGGAGTGTTTATCCTTTCACGAACTTACGTTGATGTTAGTGAATGACGCAGTAATCTGCGAATACGAGAAGCGTACCTGCCCCGCCGCCGGCCACAGTAGTTACGGTGATCATACCAGCAGCATTGGGAAAGTATTTTGCGATATCAGCCTGACGCATACCAGCATCAGTTGCATTGGCAAGGGCAGCGTCGAGGAAGTACGTGGCATTAGCAACTTCGCCGTTGCCAGTAAATCCGACTGTCACGGAGCCAAGTGCTCCGAAAGCTGTTTGCACGTACAGGTAAACATTAAGGACAAAGGCATACCTTGGGACTTTGATGACGTTGTAAGTGTCATTAGCCGGAGTAGCCAGTAGTCGTGAACGTTCCAGTACGCGATTATCAGCTTTATAATGGCCGAAGAAGTTAGTCATTTAGGCCTCCGTTACTTAGCTGATGCGTTCACCGTAAGTGGAACCGACGATGACTCCATAATCTTTCGAGTCGAAGTTGGTCTTCTTGATACCAAAGATGCCTCCGCCACGGATCATGACAAAACGCTTTGCGTCTTTCTCATACGGCACGAAAGACATGACAGAAGACTTGGATTCACCTGCACCGCCCCATGCCCAGCAGGCTGCTTGCGGGCCGAGGAATACGTTGCGGTAGATGCCGCCGGAACCGACAGTAGCGACTTTGGGAATACGCTCAGACTTGGAAACGAGCATACCATTGTATTCGAACTCGACGTTGGGGATACCGAGTTTGTTCGCGGCACGGAGAAGATCGCCCCACTGTGCGACATTGGTATTCTGCCGAAGCTGATCAAAGACGAACGTGTGGAGAATGACGCGGTAGTAGTTCTTTCCACCAGCCTTGATGGGACGGATCTTGAAGGCGCCATTGATGGGCATCTCAGCACGCTGCTTCATGCGGTCGAGAAATGTCAGGTCCATGATATCTGCGGCTGTAAGGGCAGCTTCCGCGGTTGCAACTGCGACGTTATCGGCCTGACCAGCGGCGATGTGGTGACTGACATCCGGGTCGGAGATAGTATTGGCGAATACTTTTCCAGCGATACGGAAGGTACTGTTGCCGGCCAAGGTATTGATGACCAGATTGCTGAGCTTCTCAGCCCACCATTCCTGCAGACCGTCTTTGCCTTCCTGCATCAGGTTGTAGGGAACACGCTGCTCTTCCATCTTACCGCCAGTATCAACGGCATGGTTGAGTTCTTCGATGGTCATGTTGAAGTTACGGAAGGAGAGCTTCTCTTCGTTGCCTTCGACAGTATCATTACCAACGATACCTTCGCCGGTCAGCGGGAGACGGATACCGAAAGTGATCTGGTCACCTTCGCCCTTGCCGAGTTCCGTCTTGATCTGCACGATAGATTCGGCACCGGTACCTACCAGATCGTTGAATTCGACTGCAGGCAAAATGACAGCAAAGAGATCTTTGGCCCAGCGTTTCCTGGTAAGTGCATCATTGGTAAGAAATTGAGTTTTCGGATCAGCCATTTAAATGGTCCTTTCTGTTATTAAAGTTGGCCAGTAAGGTATTGCTGGCGAATGTTCGATGGCACTTTGATGAGTTCAAGTTCGTCCATAGCATCGAGCTTTGAAGCAGTCCAGCCCGTTCCCTGTGACGTGTCTGTCGGCCCGAGAGGAAGTACAGACGGCGGCGCTTCCGCTGGTGTAGGGAGACGAGGTTTAGTTTCGGCAGTCGGGGCTACAGCCTCCTTAGTTGCCGGGGTAGAAGTTGCTTTTGCGTACTTCGGATGATTCGCTTTGATTGTTTCATACATCCAAGCGTACGGATTTGGCTGACGCCAAATCGCTGTCTCTACCTTCAGCGCAGCTACGACTGGGTCGATTCCGTGATCAGTGGCGAGTTTTGCTGCCATTGCATCAACCAAGTCGTTGAGGTTGCTCCTGGAACAGACCTCTTTAACATCTTCGTACTTAGGGTTAACTGCCATAGTTTCCACTAAGGTGATGAGCTGTTCGCTGCGCTGTTGGCCTATCTGTGATAGGTCTTGTTGTAACTGTTCAAGCTCGCTCAGCGGCTCGGGGTCAGAGACTTTCTGCTGTTTGCCGCTACCAAGAAGATCGTCGTCGTCGTCGAGGTCGTCAGTCGGTTTAGTTAGGCTTTGACGCAGTTTCAAAAGTTCAGCTTCTTGACGCTGCTGCTTTGCATTGGCCAGAGAGAGTTCTTTGCGCATTTGCCTGACAAGTTGGATGAGCTGAAGTTGCTCCGGTGAAGGTTCCTTTGCGGGTTCTTCCACGGCGGGGACTTCAGTTGTTTCCTGCGTACCATCTGCACTTGTTTCAACAGTTGTCGCAGGAACTTCAGTTGTCTCTGGAGTTACCTCCGTTGGAGTTTCAGTTGTATTAGGCGTGGTATCTTGAACATCATCAGGCGCATCAAGCTCCGCTGCAAGGTTAATGACCTCGGATGTTTCAGACTCTTGACCGCTTATCTCAGGTGTACCTGCCATTTACTTACCTTTCCTTGGTTGTTTGTTTTGAGGTTTACCGCTACCGCTACCGTTACGATTACCTGGCCCGACAGCTCCCGGCGGCGGCTCCGGCTTATCCCTGTTCTTAAGTAACACATCCATCCTCTTTGTCTCAAGTTCCTGTTGCTTTATACCAGCATTGAGAACTATCTCCTTTTCTTTCAGTTCCAACTCTGCCTGCTTGATTTGCAGTTCGACTTGTTTAATCTGTAATTCTGCCTGCTTAATCTCAACTTCAGCTTGTATCCGCTGTGCTTCCAGTTGTGCTTGCTGTGCAGCCTGTTGCTGCTGTGCTTCGAAGTTACTTTTCACCCGCTGCTTTACGCTGTAAGGTATGTCAGAATACTCAAGGATGATATCTGGCGGTATAGACCCAGGGTTATTATGATTTACTTCTGCAAGTATCTGAGCTATTGTCAACCGCATCGTTGCTGTTTCAGCGGTATCCGCAACTTCAAGATCAAACTTCATCGCAGTAATATCATTAAATCCTTGATTACCACGTTGAAGTTGTGTATTAATCTCCATCAGTTGCTCGCCATTATCACCCTCGATTCTGATTACCTGGGGCATCGTGATGTATTGCTGAATCAACGACATAAGCAATCGTGTTGCATTATGCCTACTTTCCTGAAAATTGCTGAACAGCAAATACAGTACGGCTATCCCAGTCTCCTGTCGTTGCCTGTCTGTAATACCAGCTTCGCGACTTGACTGTTGCACACCCATGAGCGGATCCTGAATACCAGAAGAATCCTTTATTGCCTGGCTAGATATCTGATCGAACTGGGCGTAGATGGGAGATATTGTCGGCTGCTGTACGAATTTAAACTTATCAATACCGCCCTTGGCAACTTCCAAGTAAAAGTTTGGCTCTGAACTTCTCTCTTCATACTCCTCAATATTCAGAATCATACCAACTTCAGTTGCCAAAATTCCTTTTGGAAGCGTTTGCAGTAAGTGTGATAACTGCCTACGCATTACATTCACAGACCTCTGCGGGTCTTTCATCATTGTGATCGGAGAAAACCAAGCGTTGGTATCTTCGTTACGGTAAGCTCCGAAGAGCACGGCGGGAAAGCCTTCCCACCTTAATTGACTTGCGCCCTCTTCCAGTACCTGATTGCCCGAGAATATACAATAACAAGGAATCTTCTTCATCCCTTTAACAAACTGCAATTGACTTGTATCAACCTGCTGACTAGCAAAACCTTCAGCAACATACTGCCGCTCATTCGCTTTGCATGAATCAACTTCTCCATTCATCGGATTAACGAAGTAGTAAACTTCCTCGTACTTATAAAACCACCCCTCCATAATCCGATACAGATCCCGCGCTTCATTAAAGAACTGCGGCATGTCAGCGTATTGCGACCCGAATCCCTGCAAGCTATGAATATCTATATTCGGGTATTTTACCTTAATATCCTCTTCGCTCAGCCACTTCTCTATGAACAGATATCTCGCATCGCTGAGATCATACTCCTGTGCATTTGAATCACAGAAGAAATTGTACCCACGAACTCTTCTACAACACAACTTCGGCTCAAACGGATTCATCGTATCGACCCAGAAATGCAGCAGACTTCTCCCCGATTTCACCGTATGCTCGAAGCAATCGAGTTCCTTCCGCGTCATCTTAAGTTGCTTCCTATAATGCTTAAGCACCCCACTCATCAACTCCGACAACGCTTCATCTTCACCACCCACAGGCACCAGCGTAGTATCATGCTTCCCTCTCGCTGCTAACCCAATGAGCATATCAATCTTTGGCTTAACTTCATTATACACAGTCACCGGCCTTCGCTGCGCCGCCAACTTCATCTTAACATAATCATAATCCTGATTCCCAGCATAGAACCTATAATCTTCTGCAGCCTCGGTCCTCCATGTAGTCTCAGCTACTGAATTCTCAGCATCCCTTAACCACAGCAGCAATTGTCCAACTCCAGCTGGTATATCTGACCATTCTTGCTGCATTCTAATACTCGGCATTTTATACTCCCAGTAAGACCAAAAAGAACATTCTCGCTATGCACACATCCAGTCACCAAGATTTCCAGAACGTGAACCGTAGGATTTACGTTTTTCTTTGCGGCGTTTAGCAGCTTTAGCTATGGCTTCGGCTTGTTTAGCTCCCCAGACTTTATGCGCTGTGGTGCTGAAATATTCAGTGAGACCTAAGGCATCAGCGATGTTTGGAGACTGAATTCCACGGAGTTTCATTTCACGCTTGGATTCAACGAGAATGGCTCCGTTTTCATCGAACTTGTATGTTGGTTGAGATAATTCGTTTGCAAGTTCATGCCCGAGGTTTATCTTAACGCCGCCGATAGAGTCTATTTCTATATCAGGGAAGCTGTATTCAGCTTTCATGCAGCGCTCTCGCATAAGCCACCAGAGTTCGTCACGGAGGCGGTGGTAGCGCATCTTGTCAGATGCTTGTATGGCTACGTTTATACCGAACCAAGTGCGGTTCATATCTGGCTTACGGTGGATATAGTCAATTACACCGGCACCAACTCCGATCTCGTCAATAGCCCCGCCGTCAGCTTCAAGATCGTGGAAGGTGTTAAGTGCGCGATCGGCGAGGGCTATTGTATTAAGACCGTGGTATTCTTCCCAGGGTTCAATGATTAAGCCGCGACGTGGGAGAATAACAGAAGTATCTTCACCGTAACGGGCTACGTCAACGCCAATGTAAAGTGGTTCATCTTCGGGGACAGATATATCGTTGCCGACACACTGCATTGCCCAGGCAAGTGGGATTAGTGTTGTTTCGCTTTCAAGTGGAGGGTCACCAGCTACACGGATTCTGAAGACGTTGGAATCAACTCCGTATTTAGTAACGAAGTATTGAATCATGTCTGCGGTTACGTTTGAGGATTTGCGAGAATCCCAGTGAAGCTTGCACCATGACTTAGCAATTGCCGGATGAAAGTGAGTATCGTAGAAATAGCCGTTGTTTTTAGTCATGTTACCGATAAGGAGAACACGGTTATCCTCTTGAGTCAAAGCACCTTCGAGAGGGACGTAGACAGGATCAGGAACACCGGAGGCTTCATCTACGACGATTAAGAGGTGATCGCCGTGGAAGCCAGCTAAAGTTTCTGCCTGATCTTCTGCTGATGCTTTTACTGAAGTTGATACAGCGCGTGCCCACCATTCATCTTTAGATTCTTTATGGAAGATCTTGTCTTTCTGAATGACGAATTCGTCAGATAGGATTGAACGACGAAGCCATTTAGAAAGCTCGGACCATAGAATGTCAGCTAGCTGCCGGGCGGTAGGAGCGGTACAGACTACTTTGGCGTATGGTCTGGTTGTAAGGAACCAAAGAATGAGCCAAGCAGCAGAGGCATCCTTGCCAGTTCCGTGACCGGAGCGAATTGTTGTCCGCTTATGTTTGGCGAAGTTAGCGAGAAGTTCTGCCTGCTGCTCTGATGGATTGACTTGGATGCAGTCTTTGACGAAGAGCAGTGGGGAGGCTCGCCACTCGCGAAGTTTTTGTAAGGCTATTGACATTATTGCCTTTTCTTTAAAAGTTTGTTAAGAACATTGGCATTTATATAATCAAATATATCTGGTGATTTATATCCCAAGGTTATTGATTTGAGTTTTTCTTTATCACTTAAATTTGCTGCAGTTACTCCGTATGCTTCAGCAAGAAATTCTTCTGGATGATGCTCGTATCCGTACTTATCGTAATTATCCCAGTAATCTGCAAGTAAATTTTTACCTTTAAGTGTTTGTATATCTTCTGGATCTATGGTAGTTTTAGTCAGTTTATTTTCTTCGGCAATTTTATTAAGCTTTTCAATTTTATCCGCACTTTGGTATTTATACCTATCAGAAATTACTACAGGTAATTTATCCTCTATGCTTAGTTTAGTTGTAATATCTCGCAGTAAATCTATACCTGCATGACCAAGTTCATGACCAGTAACGTGCAAAGGGGATGCAGCTGCGTTTGGAAGTTTGAATAGTGCAGATGGGTCTACTTCTATTATATTATTTCTAGTACTGCTTGGTACCCATGCAGCAGAAGACACGCCGTTATTTATTAAATCTACAGATTTATTAGTAATTGGTGCATACCTAAATTCGTCAACATAGTCAGTTATTGCAGAAGGTACTCTTTTTAGCATACTATTTGCAGCAGAATGTAAACGCTTTATGTACGAATTTATATAATCACTAGAATATCCGATTGCTTGCTGCATGTAATCAAGAGCATCTTGACGAGGTAAAGCGATTGCTTTAGCAAGATTTGCTTTAGTAATAGCACCTGTACCTATATCGATTGGCATTGCCAGCGGATCAGCGCCGGGCTTACTATAGTCACTAAGGCTTTTAGCCAGAGCAGAAAGATATTCCTTCTCGCTTTCCACGTAGCTGGGGCTGTAAGATTCCCCGTAATCAGCTTGAGTCCTCGGAAGACTTCGTTCGTCTTCTGGCAAGGCAACTAATTGCATAGCTTAATATCCCCAGCGAATATTAGGATTCCTGCCGTACTGCTCAAGGAGATTCTCTGCCCCGCCGCTCTGCTGGAACTGGGCCATGATTTCATCCAGTCCAAGGCCGCCGTACTCCGGGCCTTTCTTAGCATTCTTCTTTACTTCTTCTCCGCCGCCAAAGGCAGATGAAGCAAGAGCAGCAAGTTGTTCTTTCGACAACTTATTCAAATCAATCATGTTAGCCATTGATGAATTTTCCTTTGCGTGAAATTGCAGCTTGAATTATCGCCCGTACTTGCGTCTGTTTAGTTTTCTCGATTACTGCTATGAGTTTGTAGAAACCGACTGCTGGATGTGCACCACCTTGATACTTAGCTAAACAAACTGCATCAGTTATAGTTTCCGCAGAAATTGTAATAGTCTGCAGTCTATCATCATTATCGCTGTATACCGCAAGGAAATGGATAAGTTTATCTGAACTCATTTCCTTACTTGCATGTGAAGGCATTACTAAACCTCATTACACTCACTTAATTAATTGAATATTCTTTATAACCTTTCCAGGATTTCTACCGGAGTAGCAACTATCCAATCCCTGAATGTAGCGAAAGTAGCTTCTTGAATGTATCCTTGTTCAAAGGATCCTTGTACGTAAAGAGCAGTGAGTTTCTTTGCAAGACCAGCATCTTCAGCGCCGTACTGATTGGTAATTGCTGTAAGGAGAGTTGAGTCAGTACAGCTTGGATGCGTCTTAATATATCCAATACTGAATGGCTTAAGACGTTCCTTTGCCTCCTGCAGTGCCCTGTCGATAGTACTGATTGTTGCTTCGGGTGGCAGTGGTTCTGTCGGGGAATTTACCCCGAGGTACAAACTGGGAGCATAAACACCTTTGACCACAGCACCTTCAGGAAGCATGGCTACTTTGCACCGACCAGGTACACCGTTCAGTTCATACTCAGCCTCAGCACAAAGACCGGCTAACTCCGGATGCAATGACTGAAACATATAATAACCTCGGCCAAGCAGAACTCCGTAGCCATCAAGCAGCTCTGCCTGCTCAGGCGTTCCTAGAAGATGAAAGATCTTTTCCCCGTCAGGTGCAATGCCGATAACTGGAGGCATCTGGGTTGAAGTCCATTCTTCAGCTATGTACGGAATTTTACTCCCATCCTCATGCTCTTCGAATTCAACCCACGAGTCTGGACAGAGAAGGTCTGTATTTACTATATCCTTAAAGAAAATGTCTATCATTTCCTTTACCTTTCAAGTGACCCACCTGGGTGCGCATTCTAAGAAGAGGCGTGGCGGGTAGCTAGTCTACTTCGAGATAGGAAAGTTTCCTTTAACCTTACCGTATCCAGTAATAACCGCTGTCTTTAACGCATCCCAGAGAACGTCATCAGTAGTATTCTTTGTCCACTTAAAAAATCTATCCAGCAAATAACACCAGACAGATCCCCAGAACAACGCAGCATATTGATTATCCCATGCCCAGATGATAATCGTTTGCACAAGTTCCCAGCTGGAGACAAACTGATTCAATACATAAATAAGGATCGCTTTCATGTCTACCTACCTCATCTTACGAGTTGAATGGTTCCTACAATCTTACCGATACGGGGTGGTCTAAGAAGAACGTATGGCGCAGAATCCTCAGAACATCCCCACACAGCATTACACGCACGAGCTTTAAGCGTCCACGGTCCACCAACTGTGAGCTGTGCCAGGTCAAATTTGAAACCGTACTTCCCAGTTTCATCCCTTGGAATGTTCTTTCCAGTATAAGGCGCCGGGAGACCGTCGATCTCATAGTACTCCACTGGCTCTCCAGCTGCTGGCGGATCGCATACCAGAAAAGGCGATGCCTGAACAACCGATGACATAAGAATCACACAAAGTGTGAACAACAGCGTTTTCATTTCAAGTACTCCTGTAGTTGGTTAGCTGGTACCGAGACGATGAGATCTCTCAGCGAGGTGAACGATATATCTGAGATCCAACCCTTGGAAAGCGCATTCTCGGCGTACTTCCTCCACATGATCCTGGCCGCGCCTTCATGTTCAGGAGAAAGGTTTTCTTCCACTGCGCCAAGACATGCAGCTTCTGTGCACGCCGGGTTAGCCTTAATCCATGGGATAGCAAAGATCTTTACCTCTTCCTTGAGCCTCATGAATTCAGTGTCCAGGTTAGACACTTCGAGAACTTGCGTCGGGAAGAGCTTTTCCTGCGGTGGATCTGGGACCGTTGGTGATTCCAGGCCCAGGTATTTCGATGGAGCGCGGACGGCGAGGACTCTGGCCCCGGCAGGAAGATCGGCGACTTTGCATCGGCCTTGCTCGCCATCTGGAAGCTCGTATTCTGCCTCTGCGCATCGTGCGGCCAATTGAGAATGGATTGCCTGGAATTCATAATAAGACCGGGCCAGGAGGACCCCTGCAGCTTCCAGCAAGTCGGCTTGTTGCGTCGAGCCCATCAGGTGGAAGACATGCTTTCCGTCTTCTGTGTTCCCGATGACTGGCGGGCAGAACAGGCCTTGCCAGGCCGAAAGAGCTTCAATGCGCTCGTTGATGGGATTGCCTTCCTCATCCAGTCCATCGTTAACTGTGTGAGTCCAGCACTCCGGAAGCATAAATCCATCAACGGTTTGAACTTGTGAATCTATGAAAAAGATGTCTACCAATTTAGCCTCCTATAGTCTGGCAAGCTCTGCGTCAGTGAGTTTTCGCCTAAAAATCTTTAGTCCACTGTACCGAGCCGGGTAAGCGTTGGAGTAATGCAGTAACAGATTGGCCCCAAGCGTAAATGCTCCATCAAAATTGCCCTCAGTTCCATGCGTCACGACACCGCTGGCAATGCTAGAGAGTTTGTATTTACCTCCTCCCCATCTAAGCACCAATCGCCTTTGAGTATCTGATACCAGCGTTGCTCCTCCAGTGATTGCGGCTGTTCCATCCATTGATCTGGTTACACTTCCAGATGCAGCAACGGAGAGGAGTGAATCCACTGCTGCATTACAGGATACAATCCCGATCTGAGATGCAGGAGGAATGCAACCTGACGTCCAGTCCAATACGAGAGTTCCGGCATCGGCAAGCATGGCTTGAAGTTCGGCGGACAGGGGCCAGGAAAGACTGTCTGCTGTTCTAGTAAGTGAAGATCTGGTGTCGTTGGGGATTACACTGGTTAATACGGAAGATTCTTCAAGTTGTGGAAGGATGAAATAAACAACCTCTCCAGCACCAGCTCTTATTCTTATATGACTCGCGACATTGGCAACACCTGCCACTGAATATCTAGCATATGAAGATCCAAAAGGCACACCTGTAAATGGAGTTTTCCCATTTATAAGATTATTAGTGCCAACTGTGCCGCTTCTTTTGCCGTAGCACGATAGAGTATGCGGGTTTGTATTTTCGGTTACTCCTGCTATAGTAGCATAGGTGACTATCGACCCTAGTGAGTTATCTAGCTTGTATACTTTCCCACTAGAGCAAATAGCATTCAATCCAGCAGCAGCAAGAGCTGAGGAATCATCAACTACACTCAGAATAGCATTCGCATCCCCACCTTCTACTAGTGAAACTCCAGTCAAATCAGTGGGATTCGCTGTTTTGCAGGTTACTTTATTCTGACTCTGCCCCTCCATCAGCAACTTCGGCACCGGGTAGATAGGTGAACCATCGGGCTTGGTGGCGAACCATTTGGATGCGGCGGCGGTGGTTGTCGGGACGTATTCGGAGGGGAGTTGATAGGTAGAACCGGTGGTGCGCTCAAGCTGTGCTCCCCAAGCATAAACAGCATCCCCGCTCACTGCAATTTTCAGGACGATGGATGGGTTTGCAAGCGTCTGGACGATATGGAATCTCTGCCATTCTGAGGTTACAGCAACGACTGTGTATGTACTCCCGCCGTCCAATGACAGTGAAATAGCCCCTGTTCCAGTTTTCCTTTTGAGATAAATCGAGAGCACGAAAGGAGATGAGGCAATCGTGAACGTCTGAACCCGAGTCCCGTTATCTGCCGAAGCTGTCTGCGTGTCAGCAGTGATTGTACCGTCTGGACCTGTAATACTGTTTGCATCCGTGGAGACGTTGGTCTGAGTCCATGGGGAAGTTCCAAACGCTTCAGACTGCAAGCACAGATTCTCAACCCTTCTCCCGCCCTCAAACCTCAGCTCATTCACCGCAGCCATACGAACCACACCTTCGTAGTCCGTAAATGCTGCAGTCGTACTCCTGGTAGACGTCGGAGTATACCCGCCCTTCACAGCCAGTGCATCAGCCGCCAATGGAAAATAAACATCTCCCACCAACGAAGCAGCATCTAGCCCACTTCCCCCAAGAACAAGTTGTCTTCTCCGTCTCAGCAGCCCAGGCATTAGTCCAGATCCCCACAAAGAGTAAGAGTAAACTTCTGCCCACTGGCCGGCGTAAACACATCCAACGTTTCAAGCACAGCGTAAATACTGCGAGTAGCATTCGCCGCCTTGAACGGTATCCTCAGCGTAAAATCCACGACCCTGGACATCGTAGAGTTTGTAGCATCAAACCCAGTGCTCATAGCCCCAAGATCAAAATACCCGATCCTCAGCGAGCTCGCGGTATAATGTTCTTTCCACGCGAGGTTATCTACTGACATTGCCATACCAAGTCCATTAAACAAATGAACTCTGAACCTCGGGGTAATGGACTTCAAATCCGTCGACAGCCTAGCTCCAACTATATACCCAGTCCCGCCCGGCTGCCTTACAAAATTAACAAACTCCATCAACGTAGTCGCCGATTCACTATTACTCACAACATCATACGCAGCATACGGCGTCGCATTCGCTGGCCTTATAAACTCCACCGACACCACATTTATCTTCCCACCAACAGTCCCAATATGTTGTTTCATCTTATTCCGTACCTCCGAGTATGCCTAAAATAAACATTCTGCCAAAAGGAAGTGCACCCCAGCTGATGCCGGTAAGGAGGGGACCGACATGCGCACTGGGGTACACGGTCTTGGAGAAGCCTGATTGGGTCAGGATCAGAGCTGGATTCAGACAGAGATGGCGAGGAGCTTGAGAGTACGTGCAGGTAGTGAGTGGGAGCATCTGAATCTCCAAGATTTTTAATAGATTAAAGCTTTGGGATGTAGGCGTCGCTTGTTGGATCGAACTCCGGGGCGATCTCAGCGAAATCTACATCTATAGCTGTGTCTTCGGGCTGCTGGGTTAATGCAACTTCTTCTTTTTCGAGTTGGATAAGGTAACCGACAAGTCCCTTGAATTCTTTTGGCTTACCCTCGATGGTAAGCTCGTTCTCCTTGAGGATTTTAAATGCTAAGACAAGGTCACGCAGGGGAGCATCTGCGATTTTCTCCGGTGTAATGGCTTCGAGAATACGGGCCTGGAGGCCAGTTAGCTGAAGGGATTGCAGGGAACGATATCGCATGAGGATACCTTGATTTTTCTGCAATTCCCCGATACGACGGCTTATTGTCATGTGAGAGCAGTCGAGTGTCTCAGCTGCTTCACGAGTAGTCATACCTTTTTCAAGGCATTCAGCGAGAATATCGAAGTCTATTTCTTTTTTAGCTGCCATGATCTAGGCCTCGAATTCGAAGTATTCTAAAGAGATACCGGAGTAGCGTAGGATCTCTGTGGAAAGGTCGTCTTGGTAGCGTTCTAAGACGACGATTCGGGAGATCTGAGCTGTTACAATACGTTCTGCACAGAATTTACAAGGGCTGCAAGTGCAGTAAAGAGTAGCCCCGGCAGTTTTAACAGTACTGTAATCGATAGCATTGCGCTCAGCGTGTACAGCGCGGCAGATATCAAGACGTTCTCCGGATGGAATATTCCTATCGATACGGATACAGCCAGTAGTATCGCAGTGAGGATAACCAGGTAAAGGGCCATTGTAGCCAGTTCCTATGATTCGGTTCTCGAGTGTTAAGATTGCCCCGACTTTTCGACTTAAGCAGGTTGACCGAGCTGCTACCGCGGGAAGCATATTAACAAAATACTCATCCCAACTAGGTCTTTCACCCGAAGGTCTAACAGTTCGTAGGCTTGGAGTTAGGCGTTTTGTAGTCATTACAGTTACGTGCCTCCTCATGGTGCTTATACTGCCAATGCTTGATGCAAGTGACAGTCGCGAAGTCTGCCTTCCCGCAGTTTTCGCAATAGATACATGACGGTTGTACTGAAGGATACGGGATTGGAAGAGGATTTGAATCGGTCGTAGCTGCAATGTCAACGCTCATTTGGAAACAACTCCGCTTTGAGGTCCGACGTCAGTATGATAGTGAGATTTGAATTCAGCCCAGTCGGGGCCGTGGGAACAGCTAGCTTTCATCTTTTCGCAGTATTCTTCAAGAACAACCTTAGTTAAAATCTCCTCATGTTTCTGAAGTCGTGACGTAATTGTCTTAAGAGTTTCGCGGGAGAAGTAAGCAATTACAGCTATCAGCGCGGTGGTAATCGGATCCCAGGTAAAAGAGCTTGGAAGTTCCATAGTATCTCTCCGCTTCAACGGTAAATCGAAATGTTAGTTAATGAAAACACGGGAAAACTCAGTTGTCAATAGGTTTTTTAAAGGTAACTGGGGTAGATGCGGGCTGGATAAGCGAAGGTATTACATTTCCCTCCCGCGCTTTTAAGCTTAAGT